CGCAGCTAATAGGGGTGGACACGATACGGGTAAGCAATTTGGAGTTACAGCACAAAATATGTTAGAAGTTGATGCTGAGTTACCTAGTTTAGACATAGATCCTTTATATAACGCCCCAGACAAAGACGGTAATTATTTTATAGATGGTGTTAAAGAAGATGATAAATATTACACTATGGATTACTCAAGATTGACTCCATTCTTTATTGAAGCAATTAAAGAATTAAAAACTAAACTAGAAGCGGCAGAGGCCAGAATAGCAACTTTAGAAGGTGGTGAATAATGAAAGAAATAGAAAAAGTAACATTGGATGGAGTTACGTACAAAGTAGAGGACTTAACTGTTAAAGTAAAAGAACTTTTTAACTTTGTTGTTAAACTTCAGGAAGACTTACAAGAAAAAGCGTTTGAGTTAAAAAAGACTGAAAATGCAAGAAAAGAGTCTATGGCAGAACTAAAAACTGCGATAGCAGAAGATGAAATACCTGAATATAAAGAAGATGAGTAATTGGAAATATTTTTCAGAAGATGAACTTAAGTGCAAACACACCGGTATTTGCAATATGGATCCAGAATTTATGGAAACTCTAGAAAAGATTAGGGAAGAAGTAGGGGTTCCGTTTATAATAACAAGTGCCTACAGAGATCCAACGCATCCTGTAGAAGCAAAAAAATCACGACCAGGAGCTCACGCAAGTGGCAAGGCTGTAGACATACTGATTAGAGGGCAAGACGCCTTAAAATGTATAGAAGTAGCGTTACGACACGGGATAACCGGGCTTGGTGTGAAGCAACATGGCGATACTAGATTTATACATCTAGATACTCTTGAAGCTACTAGTTCCAGACCTAGGCCTTGGGTTTGGAGTTATGAGTGAGATACAAGAACAAAGATTAGAAAAAATAGAAGGAAAGTTAGATCGACTAGCTGATGCAGTCGTGTCTATCGCTCGTATTGAAGAAAGAGTGGCTACTGTTCTTAAACAGAACGATAGATTTTTTACTCGTATGGATAAAATAGAACAACGTTTAGAAGAAGTTGAAGCTCAAGCTGATATTAATTCTACTGCTGGACGGTTCATAGAACGGTTTATGTGGATAATAGTGGCAGCGAGCATTGGATTAATAGCGTATTTTTTACGCATAGGAGGTTAATATGGCAGATCCCATTACTAATTCGGTTGTCGGCATAGCTGGCAGTGTACTTAACAAATTTGTCGCAGACAAAAACTTAAAAATGAAACTTGAGCATGAGCTTAAGACACAACTACAAACGGCTAATCTTGCACAAATAGAAGTCAATAAGATTGAAGCTGCTAGCAAGAGTTGGTTCGTAGCGGGCTGGAGGCCGAGTGTCGGCTGGGTATGCAGTCTTGCCATGCTTTACCACTTCATCCTTGCACCTATGATTCAATTTGCTGTGGGTATTGCAGGTATTCAAGTTGATTTACCTGAGTTTGAGTTTAGTCAATTATCAACTATTCTAATGGCGATGCTCGGAATGGCGGGGCTCAGGACATATGAGAAGAAAGAAAAGGTTACTAAAGGTAATTAATGGCTGCATTTAAGATTACAAGTTTTGCTGGTATTGCTCCTAAATTATCTGCTAGGTTACTAGCAAATGATGTTGGGCAAGAGGCTAAAGATGTAAACCTTGATGCTGGCGTACTTACGCCTGTAAAAGATAACTCTAATGTACAACAAATAACAGATGGTAGAACTTCGGCTTATAAATATGATTTTAGTGGTAGCACTTACTACTTACAGTTTACCAATGATGTAAACGTAGTCCCCGGTCCAGTGCCAGACGATGCTTTTGATAGGTTGTATTGGACAGGTAACACCTTTCCGCAAATGGCAAGTTCTACTGAAGTCATAACTGCTGGCGGTTCGGGTGACTATCCAAGAAACTTTTTTAGATTAGGTATACCTGCACCCGCAAACGCACCGACTACAAGTATAACTTCGGGTAGTGATGATGGCACACAAACTCAGTTTAGCACCTCGTATGTGTATACATTTGTATCTGCTTTTGGAGAAGAAGGACCGCCGTCTCCTACTTCTACTGTACTAACTAAAGTAGACGCACAAACTGTAACTATCTCAGGTATGGACACTTCTACTTCTAAAAGTAATACTAACCTATCTAAGAAACGTATTTACAGATCCAATACAGGTTCTAACACTACTAACTTTCAATTTGTAAAAGAAGTAACTCTAGCTACGGCTTCAACTACAGATAATACAACTAACGCAAATTTAGCGGAGATTATCCCATCTACTTTTCACATTGCTCCGCCAGATGAAGATACTAGTACCTACCCTAACGGTAAAATGATTGGACTAACCGCTATGCCTAATGGCGTGCTTGCTGGGTTTACAGGAAAACGTTTGTGTTTTTCTGAACCCTTCTTACCGCATGCCTGGCCGGTAGCGTTCCGTATAACACTTGAAGAAGAAATAGTTGCTATTGCTATGACCGGCAGTGGTTTATTTGTAGGTACAAAAGGTACACCATACTTTGTAGCAGGTACAGATCCTCAATCTATGAGTATTGTAAGGCTTGAAGCCGCACAAGCCTGTTTGAACAAACGTTCTATGGTGGATATGGGGGACTACGTTATTTATGCTTCTCCTGACGGACTTGTACTCGTAGAAGGTACATCAGTTGGTGTAATAACAGAGCCGATTATTGACCCAGAAACATGGCGTGCTAGTTATTACCCAGATACTATTCAAGGTTTTTTACACGAGGGAAAGTACATTGGTTACTTTAACAGCGGGGGTAACAGAGGTGGCTTTATCTTTGATCCTAGGGGTGGTAAAAATGCTTTCACTAACCTTACAGCTACCGCTACTACTATTCCTACAGGTGGTTACACTGATCCGGATAACAACGAGTTGTATGTAATCGTAGATAACGGTAGTACAACCAATATAGAAAGATATCAAAACGGTTCAAATAACCAAACTTTAACTTTTAAAACAAAAGAGATAGTCATGCCAAAACTAACTAGTATGGCTTTTGTAAAAGTTGAAGCAGAGTCGTTTGCAAGCCCAGGTATTACAGTAAAAGTTTTTGGGGATGGTACAGAAATATACGATGCTACGATTACAACGTCAGGATCTGTATTCAGTGTAACGGGAGCTGCACCCACTTCGTTTAGTGCTACTTCTATTTCTGAACCCATTCTTAGATTACCTGCTAGTAAACATAAAACATTTGCAGTAGAAGTTAGTGGAGCCCAAGTCGTAAATGAGATAGCCATTGCAGAGAGCATGGAAGAACTAAGGAGTATCTAATGAGCACAACAGGAACTAAAGTACCTGCAATCTTAGATATTCCAGCAGATGTTGATCCGAAAATAAAAAGAGTATTAGAGTCTATTAAAGAAGCCTCAGAGGTAAGGTTAGGTAGACGAGGTGACCCTAGAGATAGAGCAATAACTCTAAGAGAATTAGTAGATAGCGGTTTAGCAGTTGAACTAAAAGATAACCCTTTTGATCCTAATGCAGGAACAGGAGAAACTGATTTTGCTTTACCTGCTTTTGTACAACCGGATCCAAGCGCCCCTGTGCCACCAACGCCCACAGGGCTGTCCGCAGGGGCTGCTTTTACCACTATTACTCTTGATTGGGACGACCCACAGATAAGGAATTTAGCTTTTACAGAGGTTTGGCGTAACGGCAGTGATAACTTAGGTTCGGCTGTTCGAGTAGATACGGTTAGTGCTAATGTTTGGTCTGATACTGTTGATACCGCACAAACTTTTTATTATTGGGTACGTCACGTAAATACAAACAGTGTGACGGGTACGTTTTCTTCTTCGGTAAATGCTACTACCGCTCAAGTAAACGCTGCAAGAATTCAAGATGCAATTATTGATAATACTAAATTAGTTAATAAAACTTTAACTAATACTAAGATTGCTGACGGTACGATAACGTCTGATATTCTAGCGGCTAACTCAGTTATTGCGGGCAAGATTGCGACTAATGCTATTGTGGCTAATGACGGTGTTATTGGCACTGCTGCTATTGCTACAGCACAAATTGTTGATGCAGCTATAAATAATGCAAAAATAGCTGATTTAGCAGTGGATGCAGCAAAAATGGCTAACGCTACTATTACTTCAGCTAAGATAGGATCGTTAGAAGTAAAATCCTCAAACATAGACAACTTAGCAATAACTACGGGTAAGATAGCAAATGCGGCAATAACAAATGCAAAAATAAATGATTTGGATGCCACTAAAATTACAGCAGGAAGTATTAGTGCCAATAGAATAGCTGCTAATAGTTTAGATATTGCAGGTAAAGGTGTAGTAGGCTCTGCGGGAAACATCACAGGAACGGTGGGAGTTGATGTTGTAAGTTTATCTAATGACACAGATACAGAAAATACTTTATCAACTTGGTTTGCTTCTAACCCACCGCATTTTTACAACAGTAAATATATGACTCTTATTGCGAGTGCAACGTGGACCACACCTGCTTTTACTGGAACTAGAACCTATGTTGTAACGGGACAAGGTCAACCTATAGGCAGTTTTGGAGGCGATGAAGATACAGCAGCAGTCTTATTAGTTAGACAAACAAGTTCTGCTACAGGGTTTCAAAGTTCTAGCTCTTCAGCTTTTGAAATTCAAACTGGTATTTTTAATGAAGGATCAGTTGCTGCAAATCCAATAGTGTTAGCGGGTTCTTTTAGTGCTAGTGGCAGTTTGCAATACTATGCTTATCTGCTTATGGCTGTAGATGATTACGGTTCTGGTAATAAAGGAATGGGAGACGCTTCTATTCTAATATATGGGTTGGGTGCCTAATGGCTAGTGTAACTTTTAATAAAGAAACTGGAGCTACTAAGTTAAAAACTACCACACAGTATCTTAGAGATAAACGTAATCAAAAACTAAAAATTAGCGATTGGACTCAAATGCCAGACTCGCCTCTTTCTAATGAAAAGAAAGCAGAGTGGGCTACTTATAGACAACAGTTGAGAGATTTACCTGTTGGCTATACCGATGAAAATGAATGGTCAGATATCGTGTGGCCTACCAAACCAGAATGAACGAAGTAATTACTCTAATAAATGATGTTGGTTTTCCAATAGCTATGACCCTCGGTCTAGGGTTCTTTGTTTGGAAGTTACTCAATCGTATTATTACGGGTATGGAAACTAAAATAGATACAGTTGATGATAAATTAGCTGAAGCTTTAGCTACTACAGAGAAAAGACTAGACGCTAAATTAGACGCACAACATGCTATATTAGTGGCGTTGATAGATAGAGTTAGATCTGTTGACAATGAAATAATTAGACAGGATGTGTTTCTCAAAACTATGTTAGGTGCACCTAATTTAATAGAAAAAGAGAAATTAGCGAAGTCACAACTAAAAGATAAAAGGAAGGACTAATGACTAAATTAGAAATCTTACAAACGCAACGTAGCGTTTTAGCAGGACAACGAGCTAAGTTAACTCTTGATATGGAGATATATTTAGATAACCCGACAAGTATTCCTGAGCATACAGACTTTAGTGAATACTTAGACAAGATACTTGCTCAGTTGGTAGAAGTTAATGATAAAATAAAACTATTAAATTTTTTAATTAAGGAGGCCCAAAATGGCAATGTCGACTAGAAGAATGAAAGACAAAGGTAAAGGCAAAATTGGTGATATGGAAGTACAAGAGAAAAGATTGGTTTCTCAAGGCACTCCTAATAGCGCTAACGATAAGTCTGATTTTCCTGATCTTACAGGTGATGGAAAAGTAACTTTTGCTGATATTTTAAAAGGCAGAGGAGTTACTAGATAATGCCTAGAACTAGGAAAAAACCTTCTATGCAGGTAAAAAAGAAGGCGCTAACTAAACGTCAAGAAGCTACTATGAAACGTCATAGTAAACACCACACTAAAAAACATATGAGTTATATGAAGCGTAGAATGCTTATGGGCGATACGTTTACTCAAGCCCACAAAAAGGCTAAAAAAGCCGTTGGAGACTAGTATGCCAGCAAAGAAAAGAACAACAAAAAGAAAAACTACTAAAAAGAAAAAAGGGGCTACTCCTACTAACAAAGCTTTGTACGCTAGAGTAAAAGCAGAAGCTAAACGTAAATTTAAAGTTTACCCATCTGC